TCAACTGGTCTTAAATGGTAAATCAATTCCAACATCGGCATCATTCCATACCACCTCATGTCCAGAAGCATAGAATTCTGTCATTTTTTCCGTTGCATGACCTGCCAAAGTCTGTGCTGATTTTCCTGCTTTTTTATGCAAGTGAATAGACAAAGCACGGATCTCATGAAAGCTTGGTAATTGCCTTCCTGTGAATTCTGGATACGGATTTGATTTCCTGACAGCGAGTAAGAATTCCCTTGAAAGAAACCCAGTTTCAATTTTAGTCCAATGTTCTTTTGATTGATCTCGATTTTTAATTTTACCTTTTGGCACTCTGTGAATGATAAAAGGGCTTAAGACATGATCTTTACATCGATCAAGAACACGTTGTAACTCAGCATTAATTTTAATCCTTACGTAACCTGCACCCTCTAATAACTCAAAATCATCCTCAGGATCATCTGTAGTTTTTTCCTGTGCAATATGTAAATAGCCATCATAAATATCTGCCCATTTCATATTCACAATATCCACACGACGTTGGGTTGTGAGCATGGCTAAATCAATAGCATTTTTTAGCCAATCAGGGGATACATTACGAATAGCTGTTAAACCCTCTAATGTGTGACGCTTACGTTGTTTAACTCTTAAACGTTTAATTGTTTGTGCGGCTGGATTATCGACTATTAGTCCTTTACTAATCGCTAGGTCAAAAAGCTGTCTCAATAAACTACGAGTTTCGATACTGACTGATGCAGGAATACTATCAAGTAGCTCATTCACCATGAATAACGTAATTGATGAAAGAGCTACACGATCCCACTTTGTGCACCGATTAAGGCTATTTTTATAACTTTTAATCGAATTTGCTGAAAGTGGTCTACCGTCTTTTCGACGTTTCTCACTTAAAAATTTCTGTGCAAACTCTCCAAAAGTCACTTCACCAATCACATTAGAAACAAGATCGCTAGATGGCATTAAAAGATCATTTAATTTACGGGCTGCGGATATAGCCTTCGCTTTGTCCGCGCCCATCCCATGAAATTTTCCCGTTACGGGATGACGGTATCGCCAAGTATTTTTGCCACTTCTATATAAATTTGGTGGCAGATCTTTGTTTCTTTTAGCACGTGGTCTAGTCATATTTTATTTTAGCTCTCAAGCACGCGGTCAACCAGATCATTGCCAGTTCGTTTCTGGTAAGCTTCCCAGTTGATGTACCATGTACCTCTTTTACCTTTTTCACCATGCAATTCAGCGGGTAATTCACCTAATCTGCATAGACGTGTAATGGTTTGAGGTGTCGGGGGAGTTGCACCATCTTCTTGGCTACCATAAACCCGTTTTATGAATTCAGACACTCGAATTAAACAAGACATCATTTTCTCCAAATCGATTCTTTAAACTTGGCATTGGCCAGCAGATCTGTCACTTCCGACTCATTCACGTTGTCATAAATATGAGTCATGTTGCCCCCGAACACAGTCAGTGTTCGGGTGAGGGTGGAATACTTAAATCTCATGCTGACCATCCCTCCATGTCTGACTTTGCTTGGCAGGCATTTAAAATGTTTTGTTCGTATTTCGATCCTCTGAAATATTCAGCAGGTCTATTAAGTGCATTGATGTTTGGCGCTTTCTGAATATCTTGTAGGGCAAGTTTGTAGTCATTCTCTAAGCGTGAATCTGATTCAGTCTGTAACTGTTGTTCATTTGCCTGATGAGCTTGTTTGTTTCGCTCAATAATGGCTTGAATACCTGCACAGGTCTCATCAAATTTTTGTTGTTGAACATCATGTAGACTATTAAATCCACGTTTGCTGCAATATTTCTCTATATCAATGCCTGCTTGTTGCATTAGGTGCTCAAGCTCTAAATATTGATTTCCATTGATACACGCATTGGCAGATCCAGAGAGTAGCCATTGTCTTAGTAGAACGCCATCACTTTCATTTAACTGGCGTGGTTCTAAAAATAGGCGTGTACGATCTTTTGTCGCAACCGCAATATTGTCCTGCGTCAGATCCAGTACCGTAGAAAATTCGTATTCGATGCCATCACGCTGTTCTGCTTTCATCCCAATTTTTTCGACTTTCTTTTTGCCATTGTCGTTGGTTTGAATGGTTTCCATTTTTGAGCGCATGGTGACGATAATATTGATACTGGATTGAAGCATTGCATCAATAAATTTACGGTGTTGTGGTGTTACCTGACTCCAAGCACCCCATGAATTACCTTTAAAGGTTGTAGAAGATAATTTATCTACCATTTCTAAACAGCCGCCGACACCAGACCATTCATGTGTGATGCTGTCCAAAATTAATGTATCAAAGCCTGCATTCTCAGCAGCCTTAATCACTGAGATAAATTTTTCAGGTGTGTAAGGCGGTTGAATGTTGGCATGTTCAAATTCAACCAAATCATCGTAGAGTTCGGCACTACTGTTTTCTGTGTCAGCTACAGCGATACGACCGCCAATTCCTTTAGCAAGTAACAAGGCTGTAAATGTTTTTCCTGAACCTGTAGGGCCAGCAATCGCCAAACGTAATTTTGCATTTTTACGCTCAGCCTTTTTAAAGAATACTGTCATGGTCTAATCCTTAATTCGACTTTGCGTTGTGGTATGCAATACGTTGATTTTTGCTGTATGGCGTGCGTTGAAAGCAGTCCTTTTCGAACATTTCCGCACGTTCTCTTTTACGTTGTTTGCTCACGATTTCTTTGAGGTTACGAACAATCCACGGTTTTGCTTTGAGTAGCTGATCGCTTGCAGGTAAGCTGCCTTGTTCTGACTCGATACGGATGTCAGTCAACTTGTAGTTGGTTGAGAACGTTTGTGGCCCTAAGCGCACTTGATAGCGTCCAGAGTCATCACGTTTAATAAATTCTGCGAATGGGGTGTTATAGCTTTTAGTTTGCATGACAGGCTCCATTTTACTGGTTTTATCCTGTTGATATGATGCTGAAACCCCAGTATTTACAGGGCTTTCAAGATGTTGTACGCCGTAACTTGTCGGTTGTTTTTTGCTTATATTTGATGGTGTATAAGGCTTAGTTTTACGATGCGCAGTTGATAAATGTGTCATGTGCTTATCCTCCAAACATGCCGAAAACGACAAAGGTGAGGACAGCCCAAAGTAGTAAAACTACCAGTAGAATAGGGAATAGTTTTAGCGCATCTTTTAGATTGGCTTTGATGATTTCAAGCGTACTGACATGTAGATCAGCAGCAGTAGGGTGTTGATTTAAACGTTTTGACGTTTGACTGGATATAGGCTTTTGTTTCATACTTATCTCGCATTGTTGCAAAGCCCCGTCGCCGTCCAAAGTGAAGGGGCTTTTTGTTGTGTATGAAATAAATATGAACTATTGGTTCAATTTAGTCAAGAATTATTGGTTCAATTAATTTGGGTGAGATAAATGGGGAAAGAGTAGCCATCTGGTTGGCAAATCTATGTCAAGTATTTAAAATACTGTTAGAATGGGAGAGAATTTTTTGTAGAACAAAAAATCGTATTTGAAAAGGACAATTTATGGGGAATATGAATTTTAATAAATTGGAGAAAAAGCTTACAAGATTTGGAACACCACTTCGTTATCCTGGTGGTAAAGCAAAATTAACAAAATGGTTCAAAGATTTAATTATTTATAATGATATTAAAAATTGTCATTACATAGAAACATATGCCGGAGGGGCTGGAGCTGCTATTAATCTGTTACTTAGTGGTGTAGTTTCTAAAATTACAATCAATGATATTGATCCAATGATTCATTCTTTTTGGTGGTCATTATTAAACCATCCAGATGAATTAATTGAAATGATTAATACTACAGAAGTTACCCCAGATAATTGGTATATACAAAAAGAAATTATGTTGAATCATGAATCTTATTCTTTAATAGAAAAAGGGTTTGCAACATTTTTTTTAAATAGAACAAATCGATCAGGCATCTTAACAGGAGGGATGATAGGTGGGAAAAAACAAGATGGTGATTATAAAATTGATGCTAGATATAATAAATCTGAATTAATAAAAAGAATAAAATTAATTTCTAACCGTTCTTCTGATATAACACTATTTCAACATGACGCACTTGAAATGTTTGAATGGATTGATAACTGTAATCCAGATGAAACATTATTGTATTTGGACCCTCCTTATTATAATAAAGGTAGTCAATTGTATAGGAATCATTATACATATGATGACCATGTTGCTATTTCGGATAAGGTTAGAAATACAAAAGTTCCATGTATTGTTACATATGACCATTGTATTGAAATTGAGCGAATATATGAGGGAGTTTCTTGTAATAAATTTCACATAGGATATTCCACACATTTGCATAGACCTACAGCGACTGAATTATTATTTCATAGGAACATCAAATTACATGATATTCCTATGGCTTAATTATGTTTACTCTCTATCTCTTAGTTCTTCAAGAACTGTTATAAAAAACTCCTCTAACATTGAGAACTTATTTATAACGGTTCCTGAATCTAACGTCATCGCTTTACTTGAATGTTTGGACATATTTCCTTCATTGTTAAAATATTCTAAACTTTTCTTAAAGTCTGTATGTTTTTGATTTTTAGTATTTTTACTTAATTTCTGATTAATAAAATTTCCAAAAAATGAATTAAAATCTCCAGTGGTTTTTCCATATAAATTTGCAAGGCTTTCAATAAATGCCCATATACCCACAGTAACAAGTGGAGTATGTTGTTCAGCAGAAACCATACACAACGATGAATATAAAGTTTGCAATTTATTATAATCTGGATGAGAACATAAAAGGTCATTTAACTTTTTTGAATAAATAATGTTTTTTAGCTTCCTTGGTTTTTCTGGTTTTTCTGGTTTTTCTGGGCTAGGCTTTTCATTGAAATTAGATTGTTGATTATTTGAATTTTCTTGAGGATTAGGGTGTTGGTTGTCTGAACGTTTCTCAAGGTTAGTTTCATCATTGTTAGGTTTTTCAATAGTATTAGATTCTTCCTCAGTAGTCTGTTCGTCATTATCATTTCCGTAATCACTTTTAGAGTCTTTTATAATAGTTTTATTTTCTCTATTTGAAAGGAAATTATCATAATTTTTAATACCTTCATCAACATATTTTTGAAGAATTTCCTCTGCATCAGCAATATTAATTACGGAATCAGAATCATTGTTTTTGCTTCGGCTTACATTAATTCTCTTATTTGTAATGTTATCTAAGATGACTTTGAAAATATGAAATGATTTTTCCCATGGATAATTTTCTTTGATAAATATACGTTCATCAGTTACCTCAAAACCAAATTTATTTAAATAATCGATACTCAAAAATCTGGCTAATGTTGTAATCGGAAAGTCAGAGTTTAAATTGTATTTTCTTGCTTCCATCCATAATAAAAGCTGTGCTGCTCTTTTATACTTTGCATTTTTCTCATTTTTCATTCCAAAATATGATTGTAAAAAAGCACTCCATTGTCTTTGCCCAATACCACCATTTTCACCAGTATGCTTTAATTCTATATATTCAATAATAGAGTTTTCATCAGAACTAAAATAAACATCAACTCTCTTATCAATATTTGCTATATATTTATTTTTCAATGTTTCAAATATTTTTCTTGTGCTTACATCAGGGCAATTCTTTGGATTCAACAGCATCTTTAATGCCATTATTCTTCTATTTCCATCACGTACAATATATTTTTTACCATCATCACTTTTCGAGACTACAATAGGTTCAATCGAGATTCCATTTTTTGCAATATGCTTAGCTAAAGAAATTAAAGCTGTTTGTTCAACAGGATGATCCATTAATATTTGGAAACATTCTTGTTGTGTATTCGCAACCCTAATTCTTGGATTATTTTGATCTAATAAAATACTGACCACTGATAACCTAATAAGCTTAAAATTATTTCTATTCATTTAATGCCCCTGAATAATCTTAATAATGATTTAAATCATACAAACATATGATATTAATGGATATGGTACTGACTATCTATATAACGTAAATAATAGTTCAATTAAAAATTTACAAATCCTGATTTAATCTAATTACAGCATTAATTGCTTCTATTAAATTTTTTGAAAGTTTTCCTTTCATTTCTAAAATTATTAACGATTCAACAAGATCTTGAATATCTTGATTTTTTAATTTATCAACTGAAAATTCTTCTAAAGGTTTAGGCTCAACGTTAGAATTATCTATCCCTGTAAGAAGCCATTCTGCATTAACTTTTAAGAATTTTGCTAGATGTGGAATTTTAGATGTTTCAGGAATAGCTTCACCATTTAACCACTTTCCAGCTCCTTTATCTGAGATCTCAAATTCTCGACTTAGAACACGTGCACGTCCTCTGACTGGATAACCAGCTAAATCCATTCCCTTATGAAGTCTTTGAGCAAAATCTAACTTTGCTTTATCTGTTCGGGTATTCATATGACACCTATCTGAACTAATGGTTCAATATTAAATGTTATTGAAAGAACTATCAGTTCCTGATAAAGTTGAACTTATGGTTCAATATTGGATTCGTGATGAGCACAGTCAAGGAAATTATTAACGATGCTGGTGGCGTTTCAATTGTGGCATTAGCCGTTCAACTCAGCGATCGGTCGATTTATAAATGGATTGAAAAAAATTCATTACCTAGATCGGAATACACAGGTGAAAGCGATTACTCAACAATTATTGCTGATATGTCTAAAAACTTTGACAAGGAAACAATATTAGCTATTGGGAATCCTAAGAAAGCAAAACATAACACGAAGTTTATCCAAGCACCCATCGAATAAAAACGTTCAAAGGAACTCGATATGAACATATTAGATGCTGCTTATAACACTGTGCATGACTACAAAGGCGGGGCATCGGCACTTGCTCCACGAATGGGCATCAAAAGTCCGGCCGTACTCAACAGCAAGGTCAATCCAAACACAGACACCCATCACTTGACGCTACTCGAAGCATCAAAACTGATGGAACTCACCAACGACTACCGAATACTGCAAAGCCTCAATGCCCAACACGGCAAAGTGGCAATCAACCTGCCTGACATACCCGAAAGCCGAGACACCGCATTAACCGATCTCGTACTTAGCTTTGGGATGAAAGGCGGAAACGTCTACACGCTATTTAAAGAAATGATGGCAGATGGACGCATCACACACGGGGAAGCCTTAGACATGTCTAAGGTAATCCACCGACTCCACGAAATACTGGCAGAACTCGATACGCAGATCCACCAGTGCGTAGACGACAAGAGGTAAACCCCATGAACTTAGATGCAACCAAATCGGCATGGGATGTTCAATTCCATGAACAAACAAGCGGCAGTTTAAAAGTACTGAAAAAGAATGCGACAAAAAATGATGGGCTTTACAAACGAAAAAAGCCTGATCGTCGTCATCAGGCTTTTAGTGTTCATACATCGGAGAGATCTAAGAACATCACGACTATATCAAAACGAATCAATCGCAACAATGCGATGATGAAAATTCATCACGTAGCAGAAAAATCGGATGGTTCTAAAAATGGGAAAAGGTCTGATTATCGGTTGGTAATCAGACCTTTAGTGTTCATAAACATTCGGAAATCTAAGAACAAAACAAATTTATCAAATTTCATAAATGAGAACAATAACTATTTATTACTTTGTGATTTATTCATTTCTATAAAGCAAAAGATCACTTTTGATTTTAGAAAATTAATCCGTATTTACCCTGAAAAATTCATCATGTTTGGGCAATTAATTCAAATTGCTAAGGGCGGTGGCAAATGAGCTTAGATGCAACCATTTGGGCGTTTAAGGCTGCGGTCAAAACATCAAGCCAAAGACTCGTCTTACTTGCCTTAGCTGATCGAGCAGGAGACGAACACAAATGCTACCCAAGCCTAAAACGTTTAGAGAAAGACACCGTACTCAACCGTAAAACCATCATCAAAGTTTTAGATGAACTTGAAGAGGGGGCATTCATCAAATTTACGGGTAAAACGACAGGCAATGGAGTCAAAATTTATCAACTGATAGGAGTTGTTGGCCGAGAAGATGATGAGCCAACCAGTACCAAAATTACCACTAGTACCAAAAACGGAACTAGTTCCAATTTAGGTACGGGTTCCAAAAACGGTACTAGTACCAATATTGGCACTGCCAGTAGTACCAAAAACGGTACTGCAACCAGTACCAATATTGGGACACAGAACCTCCCAATGAATCTACCAATAGAATCTAAAAATAAAAAAACGTGGCTTAGTTTGAAAAAACTTCGTGAGGAATTAGCACAAGCCGAACCTGAGCAGAATCCAGATGAACTGATTCAAGCCAGTTGGTTTGAACGAGAGCAAAACGCATTTGAACGATTCAACGAAACCAAGAACCTCTGCGATGAACTCATGGTCTATCACTTCGCTGACTGGTTGCTGAATGCGCGATTGAAATACGAAAGTCGAGAACAAGCCCAAGTTCCGAAAACTGTGGCGCAGGTTCGAGTCCCGCTGAGCGCATCAAACGGGCTGACTGACAAACAGATCAACAGCTTCGCTCAAAAACTCTCCCATCATCCCGAAGTGGCAAGCACGTTTGGTGTACCTGGTGAGAGCTACGAACAACTGGCAGCTCGTATCGCCATCAAACTAAGCGATCCTGAGCAATTTGATTATTGGCTCCCGTTTCTCAAAAAAGTTGGATTTCAAGATTCGAAAAAGGGGGCGGCATGAGACCTCAAGGTGCGACACACATCGAAAACGATGGGACATTTTGGCAAAACCACAACGGCACATGGTCTTACTGGAGTGACGTGTTTGGTTGGTGTGGATATATCGGTTTGGTGAATCAAATGTTCTTGAATAACAAAAAAGAGTTAGGGGCAATGTGAGTATGACCTCAATGAGCATTGATCAGTACCGCCGTGAAATTCTTAAGCAAGGTGATAAGCCCAAAGCTGCCAAACGCAACAAGTTTAATGCTCAGAAAGTTGAACTAGATGGAATGACATTCGACAGCAAAAAAGAGCACAAGCGGTACATCGAGCTTAAAGCGATGCAACAACGTGGCGAGATCTTCGGTTTAGTGCATCACACTAAATTTGAATTAGCACCCAAAACCAAACTTGAGGGAGAGAAAAGGGCAAAGCCAGCATTACGTTATTTTGCTGATTTCACTTACTACATCATCACAGGTGAATACATTGTCGAAGATGTGAAGTCTGAAGCCACGAGAAAGTTATCGAGCTATCGCACCAAGAAACATCTCATGAGCACAGTTCATGGGATCAGCATCACAGAAGTATAGGAAGATAGAAATGTTAATTGAAAAGTTTGATTTTTTAGAATTGTTGCGACTCGCTATTGCTCAGAGTAACGGTAAAGGAAAAATAACGAAAGATGTTGTTTTAGGTGAAATCGCACTGTTGCCAGCACAGTCAAAAAAATGGGCGGAAATACTACTTGAACGTGTTGATTTTGAAAGAATCGCTGTAGTTACTGAATCAAAAAAGATATATGAGACTAATATCATCAATGGCAAAGCAGTCAAAAAGCGCATTGATGAAATACCGGGTAAGGTTGAAATCAAGAAAGGCGATATTTCATCAACTGAGTTTTTTAAAATTAGAAATTTTCTAGCTGGTAAGATCCGCAAGGAAATGATTAAGAAAAACTTTAAACCTAACAATTGCCAAGGTGATTTAACAAATGTGGCCAAGGGTGTGGCTGAGGTTGTTTTGCGTGGGCGATTATTTACTAAAGCGATGTGTGGTCATTGTCAGGGCTTAGGGAAGCTTGAATTATTCAATGACAAAGGCTATCCAGATGGCTCAAAGTTTTGCAATAAGTGTAATAGCACTGGTAAACGCCCATATACATTGCATGAGAAAATTACGATCGCCAAATTAAGTGTATCTAAGTCTGGTTATTTAGAACGCTATGAGCCATTTGAATTAATTGCAGAGGCTTTTATTGAAAATTGGGAAAATTGCATACGACAACGCTTAGCACGATCATTCAGAATTGACGAAAGCCAAATCGAACATACTTGACATAGACAGAACGGTTAAGTATAAGTATTTCTAAAATGGGCGTTTTATAAAGTAATTGCCCTAAAATAATTTAAAAGCTCGCTAATGGCGGGTTTTTTTATTTTCTATAATATAAATTTATATCCAAAATAAGGGGGTAAGTAATGAAGATAATTACCTTAAAAAATATTAAGAATGGGTCACTGTCAAATGTAACGCTTGAAATACCTTATCTTGATCCTTCAATGGGTATTAGAGAAGACAACCCTAGATTATTTATCAATGATAAGTGGGTATTTTGTGATTCTAAGAAACTAGTTCCAGATGAGTTTAATGACTATTTAAACGTATCAGAAATTGGAATGATAATTGAAGATCAATTTGAAATTATCAAAATTGAAATGTAAAGACCTCCTTCAGGAGACTTTCCTTGCCGATCAGCTTACGGCGCATTAAGCCCTGCCAAAATACTAGCTATTGGCAAGGCTTTTATTTATTCCTTAAAGCGTATTTTTACATTTATAAATAAATCAGGAATGTCTAAAGCTTCACATATTTGTACACCTTTTATCCGTTTTTTCTAACTTATTTAAATAATTATATATACTGAACGTTCTATTATAAAAATGGTTAAATACATGAAAAAGATAATTCTAGGGACAATAATCGGTGCAGCTTCAATCGGAAGTACATCCGCAGCCTGTACATATAACTTTGATGCTACGGCAGCTCAGCTTGCCAATTTGAATACTGGTACAAGTTTATTTCCAAACGTAAATAACCAAAAAGTTGGTTTTAATATTACTCCGAACTTGGACACAATTGGTTATAGCGCATTCAGTTCTGCTTATGCAGCAAACAAGAGTCCCAATAATAATAGCGGCGATGGAGATATAACATTACCGGCCACACCGGGTATATTTGCTTTTGAATTTAAATTTAAAGTACCAACATATTTATTATCTGGACAAGAGGGATTAACCTTTTTTCCATTAGCAGGAATTGGAACATATAACAATCAACAAAGTCAGGCGATAGCAATAGTTTATTCAAATAATGTTGCAACATATCCTGGTAAGAATGAGTTTCGACTTTTTATGAATTTTACAGGGAATAGTTTCAATATGCCTGTAGTTGCAACACCAAGTGGATATCAGACAATAGGAATCTATGTGAATATGACTACTGGACAAGTAGGTGTAATACACAATGGGGTTAATAAAGGATATGTTGCAACTTTAACTAAATGGTTTGATAAATTTGCTTTCGCAGCTAATGCAGGACAATATCAATTTGCCAATAATTCTTCCAGTATTGGACAAGAGGTTTCAATTGAGTTAATCACAGACCATACTAAACTTCAAAATACTTATCCAACGGGTACGACTGACATTTGTGGTAATACTATTTAGATATTAAAAACGATAACCTCCTTCGGGAGGTTTTTGCCCAACGGATTACGGTGCATGAAGCTCTGCCAACACACTAGTTATTGGCGGGGCTTTATATTTTAGTAATACTTAAGATGTATATTTTCTTTTCTAATTATAAGTGTATAGTTTTAAAGTGTATTTCATAATTATTAGATGATCGTTATGGCTAAGGTAAGTAAGTGTTTAGTTAAACCATATTTAAGAGAAAATGATCATCCATTTGTTACTTTAACAACATTTATAAATTATGTTAGCAATAATAAAAATTGGTCTAAGGAAAAAATTCGATCAATTGTAAAAGAAGCCAAGTCTAAGGATAGGCATCATTTATATGTAACTTTAAAATCTTATATGGACGAAGATTAGTTTATTAGAAATTTACACCTAGATATCTAAAACAAGCCATCATAGCGATGGCTTTCTTGTTTGGAGGTCCTATGCATCAAAATATTGATAATGAGATACGCAATACTGAACAAGAATTAATGCATCTGGGAAGTTGCACAACGAAAGGCTTAACTGATGAAGAGATCGCTCAACAAGATGAGCGATTTTTTTTGGCCATAGAAAAATTAAAGTGGCTGAAAGGTCGCCGTGATGTAAGGATGAATAAAACTTTTAATCATGAAATTGTAAATAATCTATAATATCTATCGACAAAATCGATTAAAAGGATCATAAAAGTATTTTTTATCTCTTATGGAGAGGCTAATGAATACATTCAATGATTGTCAAAACAACCAAATGACTGCTAGTGAAATATCACTAATTAGTGGTGCAGTTATTTGTGGATTTATTACAACACTAAGTGCTTCACAAATAACCGGTACTTTGGGAAAATTGGGCGGCATGGGGATGGGAATGTTTATTCTTATTGTCGTCCTTTCATATTGTATAGGCAAAGCGTTAGCAAACTAAGACTAAGACCACCATAGCGGTGGTTTTTTAATGAGTGAGATTTATGGAATTAGATAAATATTTCGAACTCACAAAGAAGCGCGAACATAAAAACAAGCCACGAAATACGCAGTTGCCGAAAGCCAAACAAAACTATTTAGAAGCTTTTGAAACTTTAAAAGAAGAATTACAGGATCTAGCGATTGGTTTTGAAAGTAAATTCCAGCCTATACACACTAAACATTGGCGCTTTGATTTCCATATCGTGAAATTGCGTTTACTTATTGAGATTGAGGGCGGTCCTTGGTCTGGTGGACGTGGTGGCAAACTATCGAATAAAGCTTGGAGTTTAGATCGATACGATCAAGTTGAGGATCTAGGCTTTAGGATTGAGCGTTTACATCCTGATTCTGTTTTATCTGGCTATGCAATCAATTGGATTAAAGGTCTTTTAGAGAGAGTTGAACATGAACCAGATCCGACCATTTCCACCGACTGACCTGATCGACAAAGCCGAGGAAGAAGAAGCTTTGCGCTTGGCACCTGCACCAGATTTAAAGGAGTGGGTGATAGCTAATTACTTAACTGTTGATGCTGAACTCTATAATCCAGATCATGACCACATCGCCGAACTGTTACACGACAATGAAGAATTTTTGGTGTTTGCTTGGGCATCACAGGCCTGTACGGTTAAAAAGCAAATGGTGCTAGGTCAATGTGAAAAAGTCATGTTTAATGTTGGCGGCTGGCGTAAGGCACGACAAGAGCAACAAATGCGAGACTGGTTCGGCTTTGTACCGATTTATCTAATCACCATTGATGCTAGTTTTTGTGAGCAAACTTCTGATCGTGAATTTTGCGCTTTGATCGAGCATGAGCTTTATCACATCGGCGTAGAGCGTGATGGTGAGGGCGAGATCATCTATAGCGACAATACTGGACTACCAAAGCACTACTTAGCAGGGCATGACGTGGAAGAGTTTATAGGTGTAGTCAAACGACATGGCGCAAGTGAAAACGTGAAGCGACTTGTCGAAGTAGCGAAGCAAGCGCCGTTTGTGTCAGACCTAAGCATCACTCGATGTTGTGGAACTTGCGTTATTAGTTGAGCCTTTTGGCTCATTTTTTTTGCCTATTTTGTTGTACCTAGTTGTACGAGGTTGAGCACATGGCAGCATTAAAAGAGCCAGTAAAAATATTTATTGTTCAAGCTCTTGCCTGCCGTGATACGCCTCAACAAGTAGTTGATCACGTCAAACAAGAATTTGATCTCGTAATAAGCAGAAGCCAATGCCAGTCTTACGATCCTACAAAATACTCTGGACGGAACTTAAGTGAGAAGTTTGTAAAGCTTTTCAATGAGACTAGGGAAAAGTTTGATGATGGGTTAATTGACATACCAATCGCGAATAAGCACTACCGTATGCGCCAATATGACAAGCTGCTCAATAAAGCTAAAAATATTCCAATGGCTTTAAGGATTATGGAGCAGGCAGCAAAAGATAGTGGTGGTCTATTTACCAACCGTAAAGAGATAACTGGTGCAAACGGCGGGCCTGTAGAAACTGTTCAATCGCAGACCACGGTTGAAGATTATCTTAAGGCAAGGGAAAAGGCGTTAGATGAGTATTGAGGATGATCGCAAGTTAGCAATACAGATCGAAGCACAACAAGATCTCTATTTCTTTTCGCGATATATGTTCAAAGAACGCCGTAAGTATAAATGGCGGCATAACTGGCATCACAGGGTAGTTTGTGATGCATTAATGAAAGTCTTTAACGGCGAAATTAAACGCCTGATAATTAATATCCCGCCTAGATACTCAAAAACAGAACTTGCTGTGATTAATTTTATGGCTTGGTGTTTTGGGAAAGTGCCTGATAGTGAATTTATTCATATCAGCTACTCAGCAAGATTGGCAGCGAATAATGCTTTTCAGACTCGTAACTTAGTGCAAGAAATGGCTTTTAAAAATGTATTTCCTGATTTTGTACTTCGAGATGATAGCAAGGCTAAGGATGATTGGCGCACCAAAGCAGGTGGCGTTTGTTATGCTCAAGGTACTGGTGGAACGATTACAGGTTTCGGTGCAGGTAAGATTCGTGAAAGTTTTGGGGGTGCAATCATTATTGATGACCCACATAAAGCCAGTGAAGCCAAGTCTAAAACCATACGTGAGAGTGTAATTGAATGGTTTCAAGATACACTTGAATCGCGTACTAACTCCACAGAAACCCCAATTATTGTCATCATGCAAAGATTACATGAAGAAGATCTGGCAGGGTGGCTATTAGACGGCGGCAATGGTGAGGAATGGGAACATATCTGCTTATCAGCTATTCAGCCAGACGGCACCGCATTATGGCCAGAAAAGCATACCATTGAACGTTTGCGTATCATGGAAGAAACATCGCCATATGTTTTCTCAGGACAGTATCTACAACGACCATCACCGCCAGCAGGCGGTTTTTTTAAGCCTGATAAAATTGAGATTGTTGACGCTTTACCTACAGATCTCATCAAAGAATGCCGTGCATGGGATTTGGCCGCGACTGAGAATGAGGGTGACTACACAGCAGGCCCTAAACTGGCGAAAGCCAAAGACAACACGATCTATATCACTGATATGGTGCGTGGACGCTGGGGTCCTGATGGAGTCGAGAATACGATCATTCAAACAGCTCAAATAGATGGCAAGGGGGTATTCATCCGTTTACCGCAAGATCCTGGTCAAGCTGGTAAATCACAAGCGAAAAACTTTGTTGGTAAATTATCAGGATTCAAAGTTAAGGCCGAGCCAGTCTCAGGCGATAAGATCACAAGAGCGCAACCATTTGCCGCTCAGGTCAATGTAGGGAATGTGAAAATGCTTCGGGGTGACTGGAACAAAGCACTAATTGAAGAATTACGAAATTTCCCTAATGCAAAACATGATGATCAGGTGGATGGGTGCAGTGATGCATTCAATGACCTCAATGAATCAAGACAATCTAAAAAGCCTGCAACAGCAGGAAGTCGAACATTTTAACTAAGGTACGAACATGGCAAAGTCTAAAATTAAGGACAAAGCGTCTAAAAGGGCTTTGTCTAATGGATCTTTATATTCTCAAGAAGCGGTCAGTCAATTTTATAAATTCAGTAAACAAATTGATTTAGATGAGACTTTACGCAAAGCAGGGATTAAACGTCACCGCTTGGCCATACTTCTTGATGATGATGAAATTTCGCAAGCAGTCGAAACGCGAGTAGATGCATTATTAGCTACGCCGTTTCGCTTCGAGCCAAGTGATACACCAGAAGCTATTTTATTAATGCAAGAGATTAAGGAATGGTTTGCTGAGATTGCAACAGGTTCTATTAATGCTTTGCTATTTGGCTATTCAGTTTTAGAAGCTGTCTATGATCAGTCTGATGATGGTCAAATAGGTTTGAATTGGATCGGTGAAAAGCCGATGGAATGGTTTGAGCCTAAAAATGATGGTCGTTTGATCTATCGTCAGGATGGAGCGGGTAAAGAATCTGAAGTTGATCAGATCTTTAAATTCTTTCTGACACGGCGCAAAGCAACCTATAAGCAGCCTTATGGCCAAGCGTTACTTACAGTTGTTTATTGGTTGGATTTCTTTCGTAAGAATGGCTTCAAGTTTTGGGCAAAGTTTTTAGAGCGTTTTGGTACTCCTATACTTCTAGGTAAGTGTAAAGATTCTGAAACTGATGCCATGAATCAAGCACTGTTAAATGCTCATGCTCAAAGCGTCATTTCGATTGACGCTGAAGATGATGTACAAATTTTATCTGCTGCGTCATCGGGCAATGCAGGTACCTCATTCGAGACCTTTAACAATACGATTATTCGTCAAATTCAAAAGGTGATTTTAGGGCAAACCCTCACAAGTGGAACTGATGGCACAGGGAGTCGTGCACTGGGTGAAGTCCATGACAATGTGCGCAAAGATAAACTGAATGCGGATATTCGATTAGTTACACCTACATTTCAGGCTATTGTTGATGCGCTTTGTGTCTTAAATGGTTGGGGCAAGCATGAAATTATCTTAGGTGAGAAGTCTAAGCAGCTTAATAAAGATCAGGCAGAGCGTGACGTAAAACTTAAAGATGCAGGTGCGGTATTTACCACACAATATTTTATTCGAGAGTATGGATTGCAAGAGGGAGACTTAGCAGAGAGTCTGCCAAGCCTAACACCGCAACCGCAATTTAAAGTGTTGCCTAACCGTCCATTTAGTTTTGCCGCATCAGTTAAGAAATTCTCACCAGACCAGCAAGAAATTGAAGAGCTTACGGATGAGCAAGGATCCATTCAATTACTAAGCCAAGCGGAAGTAAACGAGCTTGTACAAAAGAGCCATTCACCACAGGAATTGGCTTTTAATTTGATGCAATTAATCCCTAGTGCAAGTGAATCTACCTTTACGGCTAATTTGGATCAGGCTTTATATGCTGCGGATGTTTATGGGTATGTATCGGCTAAAGGGGGTAAGTGATGCAACCCCTTTCATTTCTCGAAGCGATTCAATTTGCTGTAAGCCGTAAAATCGTATTGCCCGATGAGTTTTATAAGCTTGATTTAAATACAAGGCAGATGGCTACGACAGTAAGCTTTCTTTCTGGTATAGAGCAAATCGAGACAGTCATTAAGTCAGTGAATCAGGTACTCATTGATGGTGGTACTTTCAATGACTTTAAAAAGTTAGTTGAAGAAAATGAAATCATCTTGAGTGAGCCTTATCTCAAGAATGTTTTTAGAACCAATATTCAGACGGCGTATGGCCACGGACGATGGCAACAGCAGCAACGTAACAAGGCTAAACGTCCTTATTTAATGTATGTGGCAATTAATGATAGCCGTGTCCGACCATCACATTTGGCACTGAACCGCATTATTCGACACATAGATGATCCATTTTGGTTGAAATACTATGCGCCGTGGGATTTTATGTGTCGATGTACGGTCATCGCTCTAACCGAAGAACAAGCGCTTAAATACGGGATTACGGCTGATGAGGAACTACCCGTTATTGCTGAAAATAATGGATGGTCCACAAGCCCACTAACCTTTGGTGAAATGCAATCGGTTGTAGATACTAAGATAGCCAATTCAATTTTGAAAAAAGAGTATTTGCTTAGTCTGAAGCAAAATGTCATGGCTGAATGGAAAGCCAGTCAAAAGCTATCAAGCCTGTTATCGCCGATGGATGATAAAAGCCGAGATCTATTTCAGACGATAGCCGATACTGTTATTCCATTAGATCCAACGATCAGACCAAGTGCAGTTAAAACCTTTTTAGATTACGTTCAGGGCAATGATGCTGCTTTAACTGCCTACTTAAAGAACAAGCCAATCAGTTTGGCTGAAGAAGTGCTGCATCGTTGGGTTAAAGAGGACATGGCACAAATTAGAGCGGTTGCAAGTAACGTTTCAACTGCGGTCATTGGATCTGCAACATTGAATCAGGTTGCAGCTTTACAAGTTGGACAAACATTAAAGCTTGATTCGCCGTTATTGGTTGCTGGTCAAGGTTCAGATGTAGTGATTCAAATCGAAAATGCAAAAGGTTTGGGGATTGATTTAAACAAACTCAATGCAGGTCAAGGCGTTTTATTTGAGATTGGGCTTTTATTTGAAGTTGTCTCTATTGAAACAAATCGAGGGCAATTAATTTACATATTAAGAGCCTTAGTTAATTAATTCATTCAACACAAAAGCCGTCCTATATGGGCGGTTTTTTTATGGAGAAACAACAGTGGCAGGAGATAAACAAACGCAAGAACCGCCAAACTCAGCATTCCAGTTTAAAACGCAGCCGTTCGATGTTGCTAAACAAACAGAGGAAGGTAAGAAACGTACCTTTACAGGCGTTGCTTATAGCGGGGAAGTCATCCAAGGGCATTACTACTGGGGTGATGTGGTATTTGATCTGGACACTATGCAGATTAAAACACCCTTAGGTGCTTTGATCGACCATGACACTGGGCGGCGTGCAGGCGTTGTAACAAGTTTCACTAAGGACAACCAAGGGGGCTTAAAAGTCGCGGGTGATTTGCTCTCCAACAAGTATGGCCAAGAAGTTGCTCAGGACAGTGATGAGGGTTATCCGTGGCAGATGTCAGTTTATATCGATCCAGGTTCAATTGAAGAAGTAGAGCGTGGTGAAGTTGTTGTTAATGGCAAAACTTTAAAAGCACCTATCACGATTTTCCGTAACGGCGTTATTCGTGAGGTTTCATTTTGTGCGCTTGGTGCAGATGACAATACATCAGCAGTAGCCGCAAGTTACACACCTAAACAATTTAACAAGCAAGAGGACACAGACGTGACCGAATTAGAGAAAGAAAAAGAGGCGCGTATTGCAGCCGAGCAAGAACGTGATGCAGCTCTAAATGAATTAAAACAATTCAAAGAGCAAAAGCGTAATGACGACATCGCTGCACTTGAATCTGAATTAAAAGTTCAGTTTAGTGCTGAAGATAAAAAGTCATATACAGAAATGGATGAGTCTGCTTTTACATTTGCAACAAAGCAACTACGCCAGTTCTCTGCACCTAAAAATGACAAGCAGCCAAACAACCTACGACACCTGTTTAAGCATCAAGCACAAGGTGGTCAAGGTGGCAGTGTGTCAAACGATCAAGAGCATAAATTCTCTGCAGGTGCTAAAGCATTTGCAGCTCAAAAGAAGGGGAATTAATAGATGACTACCATCAACACAAGTCGTACAACTCGCCCATTTAACTTAGACGTGGGCAAGACTCGTAAAGCCAATGCCAAAGTGACAACAAATACCGCTTATAAAATTGGCGATTTATTGTCTGTATCAGCAGCAAACGTTCTCACACATGCCGCAGATGCTTCAACTTGGAGTGTCATTTGCGGGGCAACATTAACAGCAGCAGAAGCAACCATTGCGGCGGCAAACAATACAGAGATTCCTATTTATATTGAGGGGATCTATAGCGTTGAATCAGTTTCAATTTCTGGAACTGCTTTAGCAACAAATCAATATGCGGCTGCTCGTGCACAAGCAACCAAAAACAAAATTGAATTAGCGAAGGTGTAAAAATGCCACAAACTTTTGAAATTAATAATGCGCCGTTAGAGTTGCTCGATGTGAATGAATTGGTGCTTATCCACTCGAACAACGCGCCGATGGATACATGGTTGTTGGATAAGCTTTTTCCACGCCGTAAATCATTTACTACAAATGTAGTGCCAATCGCTGAATTGGATATTGAGTCTGATATTGCACCTTTGGTAGCGCCTGCTATCGCTGGGCGAGCGTTTGATCGTACAACTGCAATTGAAGTAGATCATATTAAGCCTGCATATTTAAAGCCAAAAAATCAGGTAACACCTGCTGAGTCGTGGGATACTGCTCTATTAGCTCGTTTACGTGATGCTGGTATCGTTGCCACAGGCTCTAACCAGCTAAGCACTGCAGAGCAATATATGATTGCTCAAATTGAAACAGTTAAGCGAAATCATGATTCAATCGATAATCGCAAAATCTTAATGGCTGCTGAGTTAGTTGTTACGGGGAAAGTGGTTTTAGAATCAGATGACTATAGTCGAAATGTTGTCTCTTTTGGTCGTGATGCTTCTTTAGCATTTACTCCAGCAATTGCATGGGATCAGGCTAATGCCACACCAGTTGAAGATATTGAGACTATGGCTCAACGTATGTTAGATGTTAACGGCGGTGAAGCATCAATGATTCTTACAACTGGTAAAGTCTGGGCAGTATTAGAAAAGAATCCTGATTTTAAAGCCAAGTTTGTTGCGCCTTATGCGGGAATCAGCGTTCCATATCGTCCTGAATTAAATGCATCGAAATCAGCTAAATTCAAAGGTTATTTAGGTGATAAAGAAATTTGGACATATGATGCGACCTATAAAAATAAAGGCTCTACCAAGCGCTTTATTCCAGTCGATTACTTTGCATTAATTGCCGATACAAGCGGTTATGTAACTCAATGTAAGATTGAGAACATTCATGCGAATGGCTTGGCTTTAGAATACTTCGATCGCCAATGGTATGAAGAAGATCCAAGCGGCATTATGTTATTAACTGAATCTTCACCATTAGTTGTGCCATCAAACAAAAATGGCATCGTGGGTGGTACAGGCTTCATTACAACTTAAGGGGTAGGACATGCCGAAATTTATTGCATTGCAGTCGGTAGGCGCATTACTACCGGGTGAAGAAATCAAGGGCCTGAATGATGATCGCATTCAGGCCCTTTTAGCATCTGGCGCAATTGAAGAGTACAAACCGCCAGAACAAACGCCGTCTAATGATTCAGAGGATGAGTTGGAGAAACTCAAAGGCGAGGTCGAGGATCTCAAGGCATCCAATAAGCAGCTTGAAACTGAAAAGACAACTGCTTTGAGCGAGGTCGAGGATCTCAAGGCTAAGGTATTAAAACTCGAAGCTGATTTAGCCACAGCGACTGCAAAGCCTGCTAAGGAAAAACCAACGGCAGATAAGGGTGCACCAGAAACCAAGTAAGGTGATTTATGTACGCGACCAGACAAGACCTTGAGGCAAGATTTGGAGCCGATGAGATAGCTAATCTTGAAGCGATGCAATCTAGTCCTGAAGCAATTAATAAAATGCTACAGGACGCATCCGATGAGATAGATAGCTATATCTCAGTTATTTATCAGCTCCCACTGCCACAAATACCAAGCACCCTAGAACGAGTGGCATGTAATATCACTCGTTACCGTTTGTATTATCAACAGCCAACTGAAGAAGTAGACAACCGCTATAAAGCTGAAATTGCATATCTAAAAGATATTGTAAAAGGCTTGGCGACTTTGCCAATTAAGAATGAGCAAAATGAAGTCATTGAAGAAAAGCCAAAGCGTAACCCTAAATCTATTCCCATAGGTACGAGTTACACAGGTGGCGTTTTTAGTGATGAGCAGTTGAATAAAATGCCAAGCGTTTAGGAGGTTTCATGCCAGTTGCTATATCAGTAACAGCGGATGGTGAGTCACCAATCATGGCGTTGTTAGAGCATCTTATAGGCTATGACAAGAAAGCTATGTTTGATGAGATCGGTGCGTATGGTGTTAGCTCTTCAGAACAGCGGTTTTTAAATCAATCTGATGTTGATGGGAATCCTTGGAAGCAGTCATGGAGAGCAAAGCTACAAGGTGGTGAGACAGGTAGAGATACAGGGCAGCTACTGTCAGGGCTGCATCATAATGTGTTGGCAAACGGCGTAGAGTGGGGATCGGATAAAGAATATTCGATCCCTTTTCATTTTGGGGCACATATCGTTCCAAAAACGGCGCAGTACCTAGTCTTTAATGTCGGTGGCAACTGGCGCAAGGTCAAAGAAGTCACGAACCCACCACGATCGTTCTTAGGCATTAACAATGAAGATGATGAGTCGATTCTCAACATCATCGGGAGGCATTTAAGTGGCTAATTTCTTCGACGTACGTGCTGAGATAGCTGAAAAGCTCAAAGAAATTACAGAGTTTAAGCAGATTTATACACCAATAAACTCTGTTTCTGTCACTGAAATGGGCCAAGTTACACCAGCAGCCCACGTTAATTTCCACCGAGTACGCAAGATTGATGATGCGGGTAAAGGCAAAAGCAATTTACTGGGGCTTCAATGGTCGGTGACGGTGGCTTGTCGCAATGCAAAAGCTCAGTTGAATGACATTACAGCTTTAGCGGATGAGGCAGGTGAGTTGCTCAATAAGGTTATTCAACTGCTTTCAGGTTGGGAACTAGATAACTCAATTGATCCTTTGCAAATCGTTGATGTGAAAGACGGCTATGGACCTGCATTTGTCTATTACACCGTGATCTTTGAATCAACAAAAATTATAGGAGCTGCTTAATGGCAGATAAACAATATAAAGCCCTGCAACCTGTGGGGCGATTCAATAAAGATGACTTTGTTGCAGGTCTCAGTGAGAAACAGATCGCTGATCTACTTGAGGCAAAAGTCATTGTTGAAGTAGTAGAAGAAACACAGGCTGAAACTGAAACGCCGTTAGTTGAAGTGAAAGCACCAGTTAAACAAAAAGAGGTTAAAGCTGATGTCAAATAAGTACATTATTTTGCGGGGCAAGTTCTATCTATCAAGAATTGCGAATGGTGTTGCAGGTGCAATGCGTCATATCGGCAACGTTCCAGAATTTGAGATTGCCATCGGTGTAGATACGATTGAGCATCAAGAAAGTATGACCATTCATAACACAACCGACTTGGTTTTGTATGATGCAGTCAAAGTTACTTTTTCAGGAAAGCTTGAAGATATTAACGCTGAAAATCTGGCTTACATTTTATCAGCAGATAATCATACGATTGCGTCAACTACACATACAGATCAGAATCTTGGCACTGTGATTGCAGGGGATGAAATCAAGTTAAAAGGTTATAACTTATCAGCAGTTACGGTTAAAGATTCAACTTCTGGTACACCTGTCACCGTTGCTACTGATAAGATTAAGCTTGATGCGAAATTTGGAACCATCACCATTACCGATGTAACAGGCTTAACCATGCCGTTAAAGATTACATACACATCAGGTGAAGTGACCAATACAACGCTTGCATCTGATTTGGGTGCTGAATACGCCTTGTTCTTTAAAGGTACGAATAAAGCAACTGGTGAACACATGGCATTAAACCTGTGGCGTACAACCAAGTCACCTGAAGCAACGTTCCCTCTAATTCATGGCAATGAATTTGGTCAATATGACATTCAAGGCACGGCGTTATCTGTGATTGAAAATGAAGCAGATCCAACGCTAGGCTACTTTGGTCATCTCGTTACAATTCCGACAACAGTTTAAACAACACAATACAGGCACAGGGGCGCATTAGCGTCTTTTTTTGTGCCTGTATTTTAGGATTTTTTCTATGAATGACTTTTTTCTTTTAAACAATGAATCATTGCCATATGTGTTTATTGATCAGAATATTGAGATTAAGCAGATCCAAGTAAAGAACTTAAATCGTTTTGGACAGTTTGCAGATCCAATTAAAAAGCTAGAAAGTTATTCAATAGAAACGATCACTCCGTTAATTGAAACCAATATTATTCAACTCATGGGTGTATTTTCGATAGTAACCACACTTGATGCTGATTATTTTACAGACCGTTTAGAGAACACAGAAGCAATTGCAGATCTGATTTTAAAAGTCATTCAGGTGAATGAGGATTTCTTTAATAAAGAACCAAAGGGCGAGAACAGCAAGGATTCCAGTTGGTTTAATGCGATTTCATATCTTATTAAGCATGGCCATAGAGAAGAAGAAGTTTTGAATATGTCCTACGGCGCATTTTTAAAATACATAAAAGAAACCCAAGCGATCGAAAGACAACAAATCAAATCCTATGCCATTGCAACCAGAGTGGCCAACAATGCTAAACAGAGTGGGTGGGATAAATACATTAAACAGTTGGATGGATGATCATTTAATGGTAAAAATGGCTTGTTGACTTAAAATGAGATAAATATGGATTTCCAACAACTTCAAGAAACAGACAATACATTAATAAAAACCCATGCTGATAGCTTACCAGATGATGTTATCCGCTTTGATGGCACTATTAATGAATTTCTTACTATATTAAATAGTCTAAATATTAAAGCTATTTTTTATTGGGGTGTGACCACACGTGAGATAATTCATTCTATCTTTTCAGAGAAGCAAGCGGCGTTTAATTATGATGATGATGAACTAATAGCGGGACTCAAAGTTTTAGAAACATCCTTAGTTAGAAATGACTCTATAAAATATGGAAAGGCTATTGATGAAATTAGAGCAATCATTGCATCAGATAATTTAGATACAATCGTTTCATATCAGCTATATGCATCTATAAACGGGCAACTGATTACAGCTGATATTTATGAGTATGATTGGATTCAGAAATATAAAGATGGATTTAGAACTATTCAGGGTAGTATGAGTATTAGTTAGCAATTTACTGATTTTATAAATGTCACTTAAGTGGCGTTTTTTAATGATTTAATTTAAACCATTTGCTAAATTATTCCCATAAATTACAAATGGTTTATAAAAATGGCAAATAAATGCATTAGCTGCAATAACTGCGGTCATGTAGGGTGGTCTAAAAACCGTGGTAATTTCCTTATCACCATTGTTCTTGTTATTTTCTTTGTAGTACCTGCAATTATTTACGAGATTTGGCGTAGATCTGGCTTAGGAGTTTGCTCAAATTGTGGAAGTAATTTAGTTGTACCATCTAGCCAATGCAATCCTAAAGATAGACATTTTCAGCTTGATTTCTTGGGAATAATTTTAGTAGTTGCTGGAATTGTGGTAAGTACAATGTTAGCTATTTTTCTTTTCATGGGATTATATGTAACTGTTAATAGATACTTGGAAACAGGCCAATGGTCCTTGCCAAAAAGTGAAGAGACACTTTTTAAAGAATGTTATGCAGATGGCTTAAAACATTACCAGTCAATCAATCAGTTCCCAACATTAGCTGACGGTAAGACTCTTACAATGGATAAGATTCAAATTGACTGCAAAGGAAGTACCACTGGCAAATACATAGCCAAATAATCACATTTAATTTTATGCCCGCCAAGTGCGGGTTTTTTATTTCCTAAATTCTCAGTTTGGCAATGAAGATATGTCCATTACCGCATATCTACATTGCCTTTTTTATTCGTTCTTGAGGTACATCTATGGCTAAAGAGTTAGTCTTTAAAGTCGTCATGCAGGGCGATACAAATAACTTTGATACATCGGTTCGTAAATCAAAACAAACGGCTGAGCAGATGTTTCAAGCCATTGGTACGGCGGTTGAAGAGTTAGAAAAACAAACTAAAAAATCATCTGATTCAACTAAAAATATCATCACTGACGAAGCACAGAAACGAGTCAAAGATTTAACAATCGAGTTGAATGCTGCAACGAATGTTATTACTGCATTGGGTGATAAAAGCACCATTTCAGCAAATGAAATTCGCTCGATGTCACAGCAAAGTCAGCAAGCGATTTCATCTTTAAAAGATGAGTTGGTTGCAGCTCAGGCTGAATATCTGCAATTGACTCAAGCCAAAGCATCACCACAGGATATTGGTCAAGCCATCGCTAAAATTACGGATATTAAAAAAGCGATCCAAGATGTTGAGGTGGCATTTGGTGCATATCAGACCGTAGCCGCCAATGCCATGTCAGGCGTTACCAAAGCAGCCAGTTCAACAATTGCAGAAGTTCAGAAATTTACTTCTGTTGATCTAACTAGTGTTGTCTCAGAAGCTCAAAATGCGACACGGGCTATTCAATCGATGGGAGTTGGTGCTGTTGTTTCGACTAAAGAAGTTGAACGGATCGGACAGTTAGGTACAGCAGCCGTAGACTCATTAACGAGAGAATTAAATAGCGCGAAACAAGCTTGGGATCAATTATCCAATACAAATGGAATTGACCTTGAAGAACTAAATGCAGCAAAAGAGCGCGTCTTAGCTTTAGAGAGAGCATTAGGTTTAGCTGAAACATCAATGGCTGATTTTAGCAATGCTAGTAAACAAGCTACGCCTGTAATTGATCATTTAGACCAGTCTTTAGGTAATACCAATCAAGAACTTAAAGAAACTGAGACACTTGCAAGCAAAGCTTCTCAAGGGGTGGCGCAACTACAGAGCACTTATGGTTTATTAACCAGCGTTTTAGCTGGTTTGGGTATTGGTGTAACCGCCTCAGAACTAGCACAAACCTCTGACGAGTTTAAGAATCTTGAAGGACGGATTAAGATCGCCGTTGGTGAGACGGGTAATTTTGAATCTGCAATGGATGGGGTGGTTAGGGTTGCGCTTGAGACCAACTCTAATCTAACTGCAACAGGTGATTTATTTGCTACGCTGACCAGAGCGACAAGAGACCTTAAAACGACCACAAATGGCGTGGTCACTGATTACAAGTTAAGTCAGACTCAGTTACTCCAACTCACTGAAACAATCAATCAGTCAATCAAAGTCAGTGGTGCAAGTGCACAAGCCAGCGAAGCAGCAATCGTACAATTTGCGCAGGCAATTGGATCATCAGTCCTTAGAGGCGATGAGCTTAATTCAATTATTGAACAAGCGCCTAGACTCGCTCAAGCCTTAGCGGATGGCTTAGGTGTACCCATTGGCAAACTAAAGGAGTTGGGTGAAGCAGGTCAGTTGTCTGCAGATGTTGTCATTAAGGCATTAAGACAACAATCTGAGGTGATTGATGCTGAATATAAAAAGCTCCCTCTAACTGTTGGATCTTCAATTGAAAACTTAAAAACCTCATGGATGGTGTATATCGGTGAGCTTGATAAATCCAATGGTGTGAGTGAGAAGGTAGCCAAGGCAATTAAGTATATTGCAGACAATCTTGATCAACTTGTTTCAACACTTACTTTTGCAGCTCAAGCATTTATTGCTTATAAAGCGATGGGTATGGCCGCTGTATTCCTTGAGAAAGCCAATAGTGTTCGGGCTGCAAGTGTTGCCATCCAACAGGAAACTGTTGCCTTAACCACTAACACACAAGCACAACTTGTGAACGCCAATGCAGCGCGAGCAAATGCCGCTGCACATACAGGTGTTCAGGCTTCAGCTAGTACATTATTTCCTACATTTACCAGAGCTGCTGGCGGATTAACAACACTACTATCTCGTTTCGGCACATATGGAATGGTTGCGGCTGGGGTTGTCACCGCTGGTGGTCTAGTTGCTGATATGTTTGTTAAAACAGGTGAGGCAATTGGTGAAGCGGTTGCAAAAGGCTGGCTATGGTGGAATAACCAGAAGTCGCTAGAACAATCCGAAAAAGACATTGCCGCTCAACAAGAGGAGTCAAAAAAGAAACAGGAGGAATTGTCTGCAGCAAGGGAAAAAGCAGCATTAAAAGATGAAATGCTTAAAAATGCAGCTTTAGGTTTGAATGAAGTATCAAAAGCTACGGTCGCTGAATTTGATAAGCAAATTAAATCAGGTGAACAAGTTGCAGTTGTTCTGGACAACATTGCTAAATCTTTTAACTTCGATTCTGGTACTGGGATAAATAATGCAATCACGGCGTTAATTGCGCTTCAAACGCAAGGCAAGATTACGGGTGATCAGGTTAGAGAAACATTATCCAATTCACTCAAAGGAATTGATCTATCCGAGTTTCAAGGCAAGCTGGCTACTATTCCAGTCAACCTAGAAAAGCAGATTGAAGATACCAACACCAAGATCAAAGCCAAGCAAAAAGAATTGGATGATTGGAAAAAATCCAATGCTGACATGAACTATAAGCAATGGACCACTGAGGTTGGAAAATATCAAACTGATATAGACAAACTTCAAGCTCAGGCGAGTGCGTTGCATGTTCAATATGCCAATTCTGTTCGTTCTGCTGCAGATGTTCAGGGCGCCATTCTGGATGAGGCGATACGCCGTACAGGGCTAAGTTATGAAGAGCTTGAGGGGAAATCTACTAAGGCTTTTCAATCTGCCCTTGGTGATGTCAAAACCATTATCAATGGCATGGATGATTTAAAAGACCGTGGTGTTGATGTTGGCCGTGCACTTGATGCCAGTATTAGCAATGCAATTAATACTGCTACAAATCAGAAAGAAATTGATGATTTAAAGGCAAAAATTAATAGCTTAAGCTCAACTCTTGGTGAAAAGGTTACTGATGGCTTACTTCAACAAGCTGAGCAGCAGCTTATTGATATTCAAAAGGAGGCAGATAAAACCAAATCTGGTATTAATTCTGTTGCAGAAGCATTCGGAAAGTTTGGCATTCAAACCAAGGCAGAAGCTTCAATAGCCGCAAAAAGCTATATGGATGCGTTTAGCCAGATGGAGCAAAGCGGACAAGCAACCGCAGGTCAAATCAAACAAGCTTTGATGAAAATGACCGATGAAATATATAACAGTGGAGATGCTGCGAAAATTTCATGGTATGAATCAAAACTTGCTGCATATGATCTAAAAGCATCAGTTGATGATATGGGTAGAACTTCAGTTAAATCGATGAATGATGTTGCAAATTCAGCTCGTTTTGATGCAGGGCAAGGCTTTAGAGATCTAGGCAAGATCGCTAAGCAAGAGGCAAAGGATGTAGCTGACTCTTGGGAGCAGGCTATGGCTAAAGTTTCTGCTCAACGTAAGGCTCAGGCTGCGGAAACTGCAAAAGGCTTAGGTCAAGCGATGGATGATATGGCAGCTAAGGCAAAGGATTATGAAAACCGATTAGCCGCGGCTGGTATGGATGCTGCTCAAGCCAAGAAAAAGGGTAAAGAAGCTTTAGACAGTATGCTTTTTGCATATTCTCAAGCATTAAAAACGGGAAGTGTAACTGACTTTAGCACGCCATTACTCAAGAAGATGGATGACACACTGAAATACTGGGAAAGTAAAAATTCTGGTTCTAGTGGTAGTTCGATCTCAGTTGGTGGTAATGCTAATGCACCTGCAATCACTGCACCAAATATTCAAGCGCCATCAATACCGCAGATCCAAGCTCCAAATATTGATATTAACCCAAAACCATTAGCTACATTTAAGTTTAGTTTTGGGGGGAAAGACTTTGAGCTGCAAGGAGATCCATCACAACGCGACATAGTGAATGAGTTCTTCATGGAGTTGGAACAATTGAACAGGGCTAGATAATGAAACTTAAACGCAATGCAACAAATGAAACCGTTCCGCTTGAGAACGGTTTTTTATTTTCTGATGAGTTCTATTGGAAGCCGATCGAGCAAAGCCAAGAGCGTGCAATAGATGGAACTTTGATCGTTCAGCAAGGCAAGAAGAAGTCAGGTCGTCCAATTACTTTGCTTTCAAAGACAGACAAACAAGGTTGGATCAAACGCGCTTTGCTTTCAAAAATCAAAGATTGGTCTGCACTATTGGGCGAGCAATTCACCCTAATTTTTGAATATCCGCATGACACTCGCCAATTCAATGTGATCTTTAATCATGCTGAGGGTGCGATAGAAGCTAGTCCTGTGCGTGGCGTTCCAACCGTGTCAGATAACGATTATTACCGAGCCACATTAAGATTTATCGAGGTGCCAGATGTCAATTGAGACCAATAATCTAGTTTTATACCAGTCTGAACGATCGACAGATACACCAGACGGTGGCGGTAAATACTCTGGCCAAGTTGTCATTGATGGGGAGAGTAACAACCTTTTTCCTGATGTATCTGAGTTAGATCGAACCGTTGGACGTGTGTCACTACGTAAGATCTATGCCGCCGTGAATAGTAACGATACTGATGCACTCATGGGGTCAACTGTATTTATTTCGAAGAATCCAGAAGATCCGAATGTTTCAGCATTGCTATTTAGTACGCGGTCTCATACGGATACCCGTGATTCAGCGCAGAATCGGTTAGAAAATTATCTGGCCAAAGGTGCTCAGGCAGTAGGTGCTTTGCTCGATGCTGCCTATCAAGGTATGAAGTCAATCCAAGTGGCAATGATGACCACTGATTCTGAAAATAATGTTGGGGATACTTTGGTACTAGTGGTTAATGAGGGCTTAGCAAATGAGTTTGCGCAATACCTTCGTATAACTGCAGTAGAAACTAGAACCGCAACTTTTCGCGCAGGCAGTGGCGGCGGCGGATCTGAGGGAACCAAAGAATATAAAGTTGCAACTTATACATTTAACGATGCACTCAGTCGTGATTTTGTCGGTCTGTCCGTGACGAATTGGTGGAACAACGTTAAACCAACTACTGTGATACGCGAAACAGTTGTTGCTGATGCAGGTGTTTATTATGCCAGTGTTGATTTAGCTGATGATGTTTCAGTCGGTAGCTTCACTATCCAAGCTGAAACGATGTTTTCGCAGTTAATCCCATCGAATCAGACTGAAACGCCTTTGTTAGACTTGAATGCAGTCAGTGAAAATCCTGCTTTAATTGCAGGGAATAGCGGAACAATCACAACGCAATTCACAACCAACGTGAACAACAACCAAAGTTTATACATCGGTTCAAGTGTGCTTCCGGCAAGTGTTTCATTTACCTTGTTTGGACAAAGCATTACTGATAATGGCGGGACATTGCGGACGGCAACAGGCACACAAGTCGGAACGATCGACTATCAAACAGGTCGTATTGTGTGGACCAATGCAATCGGGTCAGGCAATGCAATTCTCAATATTACATTTACACCAGCATCAGCGCCCTCACAGCCTTTTGAGTCATATGCTTTACCTGTTACAGCCAATAATCAGGGCACGAACTGGACTGGTGTGTTGGTCCCAATTCCTGCACCGGGAGCGCTATCTATTTCATTCATGGCACAAGGTAAATTCTACGTGCTAAAAGACAATGGAACTGGTCGCTTAGTCGGTGCGAATGAGTCGGTGGGTAGTGGATCGATCAATTACACGACAGGTACTTGGCTACTAACAACTGGCGCATTGCCAGATGTGGGAACACCAATCTTATTGCAATGGGGTAGTCCGATTACTACTTTTGCTCGGGCGAATCTGAGTGTTTTACCAGCAGGTCTGGACTTTCAACTATTCCACAATGGCATTAAAAGCTTAACAGCAACTTGGCAGCTAGACGGTGTAACCAAAACCGCGACAGTTGATAGCTCTGGCCAGTTCACTGGTGATGCGATTGGCTCCGTGATCTTTAACACAGGCAAAGGGCGTTTGATTCCTAAGAAGCTGCCACAGAAAGGCACTGTTTTTACTTTGATCTACGATTATGGCGAAGGAAAAAGTCAGACTGTTAGCAATGTTGAACCTGATGTCAATCAAAAACTGACCTTTACCATTGGTACTGGTTCAGCAATTCAATCAAGCTCAGTTGGGTTAGATATTCCTGTGACGCATCCTAGCGGTGCATCGGGTACAGTCAGCTTGCATGATGTGCCAGTAAATAGCACTACAGGCAATCTTGTAGATCAGTTCGGAAATGTTCAAGGCAGCATCATCTATGCAACGGGTGTATGTGAAGTAACACCGTATTTGCAAAAAACCACCTACACCAAGGCATATACGCCTACAACTTATTTTGCGGGGTAATTATGGGTTTTTATCTTCCACAGGTTAATGAGGTGGTTGCAAGTCAGCAAATGCTAAAGGCATTTGGCACAACCAATATCACGGCTCGTTATCGTGATACTTCTGGCACGGGTAGTAATTCAACCACAATCACTGCCGACAAACTTAGCTTTGATCTGACACAAGGTTTTGATGAGCAAATTTTATCGAGTTCTGTACGTTTTAAATTGGGAGCCGATACCTTTGTTGATCGAACTGGGCTTTTATATCGAAATGTAGATTCAGCCACGGGCAGCGGAACACAAAGTGGCGTTATTCAATATGGTACAGGTGTCATTGAGCTGGAAAGCTGGACACCGAACGTTGATAACCAAATGACTTTGCAGTCTTTGACTACTACAACGGATATGTTGCCAATTCATCATGTCAGCTTCCGAACACCGACAATTCCAATTCGTCCTGGTTCACTCACGGTTGTGGTTGGTAAAATTGCAGGCGGTCAGCTCACTTTAACTGCAGATGAAGCAGGCATCATAGAGACAGACGAGGCACACGGTTCAATCAATTATGAGACGGGCTTTGTAGACCTATATTTCTACAAGAAAACTAAAAAGTCTGATCATCCTGAGATCGTAAATGAACCTTGGTATGATCCGCTTTTAGACTATACCGATGTTGGCAATACGGTTTGGGTGAATGCACCAGTGTGGATCGATGCAACCAGTGTTCGTTATAACGCCGTAGCTTATACTTACATTCCACTTGATAGTGAAATCCTTGGTCTAAGTGCTACACGCCTGCCACCTGATGGACGTGTCCCAATCTTCCGTGTTGGCGACATTGGCGTGATTGCTTCGTCCAAGCTTCAACAGTTACCAAGTCATGTTGCAGGTCAAACCTACGATTTAAATGATCAGCGTATTTCGTGGTGTGAGCTTGAGGACTCAAATGGGGTTAAAGTCCCATTCGATATGTATGTTGTAGATTATGACTATGGCCGAGTGACGTTAAGCGGTGATTTCGCACTGAATAGTTTGGTATCGCCGTTAAAAGCTGCCTATCGCTATCAGGACATGGGCCTCATCAATGACGTGCAGATCAATGGCCAGATTACTTTAACTAAGCCTGTCACCCACAATTATGATGCAGACAGCTCAATTGTCGGTTCAGCATTGGTCATTGGTGATATGTTCAGTCGCTACACATCAAAGTTTGTGCAAGGCACTTGGAATAGTGTGTGGGCTGATGAGCCAACAGGTCAACCAATCACGCCAAACTACAACGATGCGCTTTATCCAATTGAGGTTAGCAATAAAGGGGCAATTCAGGAACGTTGGGCAATCGTATTCACTGATATTTCAACTTTTAGAATCATCGGTGAGGTATCAGGCCAGATTGGAACGGGCACCACCACAAATGATTGTGCACCAATAAACCCAATTACCAATCAGCCGTATTTCACCATTAAGAAAGAAGGTTGGGGAAGCGGTTGGGCATCAGGTAATGTAGTTCGCTTTAATACCATTGCAGCGATGTATCCGATTTGGTGTGTAAGAACTGTGAAGCAATCAGAGCCGACAGTCTTAAGTGATAACTTTCAAATTATGTTCCGTGGCGATATTGACCGAGACATTTAAAAATTAACCCAATGGGCTGCATGTGCAGCCCTTTTTTATTGAGTAAATAAAATATGGCGACAGATTTAAAAGTGCAGTTTTTTAGCCATCTAAATGGCATTAATCTTGGTAATAACTGGGGCGATTTAATCCGAATGCTGGATATTTGTTTAGTGAATGGTCTTGCATTACCCAGCGTCACAGCAGCAAGCATTGATGCGAATGGAGACATTAACTTAACGTTCTTTGCTGCACATAATGCAGTGCTGTTCCAGATTGTTGAATTGAGTAGTTTTCCCAGTGTTTCAGTTGATGGTGTAACAACGTCAGTAAATGGGAAGTATCGAATCAAGGGAGCGCCAACTACTAATCAATTAATATTAAAAGGTAATATCGTCAGAACTGTAGAGAATCCGCCAACCGTAACTTTTACAAGTTTTGGATCTGCGAAATTAGCACCATTGGGTTATGACATCATTTATCGTGATGCGGGTGATGTAAAGCGGGTTTATCGTGCTAAGAGCCCTCGTTCTGAACATCCTTTTATTCGTATTGATGAATCAATTTCGGATAGTGTGAATAGTTACAATTCAGCTTACGTAAAATCAGCGATGGTTGGCTTGATTGAAAATATGAATCACATTGATGATTATCAAGATCCAAGTAAACTTCAATTGCCATTAGATACCAATGATTTTAAGAAGAACTGGAAAATCACGGGAACAGGTGCAACGGTTGTTAGAGGTTGGTCGAAATGGCACTGG